CTAATTTTCCTAATCCAATAAATCCTATTCTCATGATTCTAATACTTTCTTTAATTCCTGCTCAAAAGCCAAGGCGTTTGTTTTTCTTAATAAATGTTGACGATTAAACTGTGTTTTTTCTCGAACACTGGATTGATTAAATAAATCTTTATTTACCCATAATCTCTTAACATTATCTATAATGCAATTATGATCTTGTCCTATAAAAGAGTTAGGAGATCGTAAATTATCCCATTGGAAATCAAATAACTCATCATAAACTTGATAACCTAAATTTCCTAGTGCATGATTATGTCCTGGTCCAGCACTAATTATAAATGGCTGCTCTGCCATAATGTGTTTAAAAGTTTTTTCTGTAAAAAAATGTGAAGCCCAAGATACTTCAGCTACAATACTAAAATGACTATCATACACACCCATAGGAATTCTACGTTCAGCGGAATTGTATTTACTATGATAATCAAAACTAGAAATATCATATTGATCTTCAAATGGAATATGTTTATGTAGTTGTTCAGTATTTTTTAAACATTGGAGAAACAATGCTTGATGTTCTTTACTAAACCACCTAATTTGATTTTCCCATAGAAATTCTAAATCATTCCAAGTCATCATATATTTTGAAAAATAATCTCCTAATACAGTAGAATAAAATACATTTTCTTCACCAATCTCATTAAATAATGCTTGCAACATTAATGTGGCTGGATATTTTCTAATCTCACCAGGAATAAAATTACAAAAATATTTTTTCTTTTCTTTTTCTCTTGGAGAAGCATTTATTCTCCACTCAATATTATTTCTTTCATGGTTAATTCTCATATTAAATTCAAACATATTTAAATTATGAGTAATTTTACGAAGATCTGGATCAACTAATTCTGGCCATTGATTGTCTGTTGATTCAAGATGTTGTGAAAGAATTTTAATATTATTTTCTATTAGATAATCTTTATGCTTAAACCAAAAATATTGATTTTCTATTTCTGGTCTTAATTTACTTTCAGTAAATTCCCATGAGTAGTCAAGCCAAATTTCTATATTATTATCTAATCCCCATTGTATGTGTTCCCAATAAGGAAACTCTTCATGAAGAAATGCTGTAGCTGGTTCCAATGGTAGGAACATTAAATTTTTTTCTTTTTTCTTTGGCTTATCTTCGAAGATATGTTTTCTAGTACAATACTTCTTACCAGTCATTTCTTCATACTGCTCAATGAGAGTATAGTAAAATTTTGTAGGTTGATCTTTAATACAATAATAATTAAAGTGCATAATGTCTCTCTTTTCAAATCAATGTATAATATCTATATCAAAATCTACCAAGAAATCTTGCTATGTATCCTACAAATGGAAGTAATGATAAAGCCATCAATAAGTTCATGCCCGTATGGGCCATAGCTATTCGAAGAGTATCACCTTTTGGCCATCCATCTGAGACGAAAAAGCCAGCTAACCATATCGTACCTGTCGTACCAATGTTAGCTCCAAGCACGGCAGCAACTGCTGCTGGAAGTGGTAAAGCTCCAGATGCAACTAAAGCAATGATTGCTGTGGTTGATAACGATGATGATTGCCAAAGGAGAGTCATAACGATTCCTCCAATGAACATGTAAATTGGACTACCTAAAAAGAATTGTAGATGGTCCATGTTTCCCATTGATTTCATTCCACCTGAGAATGTTTTGAGACCAATGTAAAAAATCACCAGTCCAACAAGAGCGGTGATTACAGGATTTCCTAGATCCATTTTCTTTACCTTTTTCCAGAGTTTTGTTGTTGACATGTCGTATCCTTAAAATAAAAAGGGCATATAGTATATACCCTTTTCTTTAGCGAAACTTTGTAAAAGTTTTGTAAAATTATGCAGCGTTGGCGTATTCAACTGCTTTTTCTGCTGCTTTAATTTTACGTAGTTGATTTCCACCAAACCACTGACTGTGCAAGCGATTTTCAGAATTACGTCCTTGAACGTGATCAGTGTGGAAAGTTACAGAGTTAAAAGCTTGCCACCATGTACCAGCACCGTATTGTGCACCAGGCTGAGTTTCTAATGAATCGTAACATGTTTTTGCAGCACGGCTAAGATCATCTAAAGTTTCTACTGTGCGTTCAGTTGTTTTACGTGAAGTGTTAGGGAACACATCATTGTAATACTGAATAAGAGAGTCAACAGAAAATTTACGAGAACCTAAGAACTCTGCCATTTCTTTGTACTTCTCAAACTTTTCATGAGCTAGGCCAAGAGTTTCTTTAACTTGATCAGCATCAAACTCTGTACGGTGTCCAACTTTGACAGCACGATCTGCTGCTTGGCTAAGTGAAAGAGTAAGCGTGTTTTTACAAACAACACGAATAGGTGTAAATCGAATGTCGATTGACTTACCATATTGATGAGGGTTAGAGAAAAGTAGGTAAGACTCTACTGTGTCTTCACCAAAAATGTCGAATGACTCTTTAATTTTTGCAAGAGACCAAACCATTTGTCCACCTTTAAGTGAACCTGCTGTATGCATTTCCATATCGCCTGCGGCAACATACTCAGCAAAGAATTCGAAAGCTTCTTCGTTTTGTACTGGATTCCAATCAGTACCTACAACATCTAGAACTTTATTATCTGATGTACGAACCAAAGCTTGTTTTTGACCGACTGGAACACCAGTCTCAGTCATGATTTTTTGTTTTTCAACAGACCAATCTAAGCCTGCTTTTTGCATCATTTGAACTGGTGTCAAATCATTGTTAACCTCTACACCAAGACCGTGCCAAGGTAACTCACCAGCGTATGCCATTGTTTCTACTTCATGTGCCATAATATAATCTCCATCATTTCATTTGATAAGAATATACTACCATATTTTAAACCGATTGTAAACCCCTAAAGTGCATTTTTTTCATTTTTTTTGCATAAAAGTTTCAGCTTCTCTTTTTTTCCAAGCAGCTTCAAATCCAATTTCACCATACTCAGCTCTTTCACAGTTTCCCCATAGTCTTTTCATATAAGAATTGTAGGTACCTTCTACTTCTTCGTCGGAAGCTTTAGGATTTATTAGGTGGCCTTTTACTAACCAGTGTAATCGGTTAGCTTCTTTCCGCATCCAAGGCGTCATATAACTCTCCTTTCATTGCTTATAATTATATATGTGTGAGAGAAATTTTGTTACCGGTAACAGAAAATTATTTTCTTCTTTTTACTACAATATAAAGAGGACAATTTGAATCAAAGGGAATGTATCTTTTAGGAGGATAATGATTATAGAATCGAGAAATATTTCTTGCAGGTCGATATTCGCAAACTTTGACAAGTCCATTGTAGTTTCCCATCCAAATATGTGTTGCCAAAATTGCAGATAAAGCTATTGTCATTCATTAGCTTCTTCTTCTTTAGTTTTATATTGCCATTCATCAGTATGTCCAACTGACCACTTTGGTTCAGTTTCAACAGCATAATTTTGTGTACATACTTTAAAGTCAGGTCTTAATAAATTATCGATAGTTAAGGAGCTATCTCTGAAGAGAACCCTATTATTAGGCTGAGCAGCGAATTGACCATTGTCGAGTCTAATAACATTAAATGATTTGTGCTCAGGGTCGTGTTCGCTGAAGTTGGTGTCAAGGATGGAAGTATCGCGGTGACAATTATCGATTGTGAATTCATATTCACCGGCATGCATACGTTTGTCTTTTCCAAAAAATTCGCATCGTGACAAGATTGGTTTTTGGACAACGGTAATGTCGTAATCAAAACAATCCCAAAGCTGAAGAACATCAAGAGGAAGAAGCTCGTCATGATCCGTTTTCCAAACAAACGCGGAAATTGGTAGTTTGTCATAAAGAGCTCCATAGTCAGTTAATAGTGTTTCAAAATAAAGTGCTTTATACTTTACGCTCTTTACGCTTATCCATATCCCTGGTGTAAATTCTCCATGCCCATGTTCTAAGTCATAAAGATATTCCTTTCGAACATAGACATGGATGGGGGGTAAAGGGTGAATTAAAAAAGCCATAATATATTTTTTTAATTATCCTTTACGCCAAATCGTATAAGCACCTACAGCAATAGCACCATATGCTATCAATTCTGCGAAAGGTGGAAAGACAATGATAGCAGCTCCGCCGCCGATCATTATTACTCCATCTAAGCTAGATCTTTCAGTAACTTTTGATTTTAACCAAGCAATTTTAGATTTTAACCAGTCCATGGTTATTCCTCCGATAGTTTAACCCAAAAACAGTCTAGGGTTTGATTTTTGTCTGTAATAAGCACTGAAGCTTTGCTCATTGCTTTTACACATGAATCTTTATCAGTATAGTTTCCTAAATGATAAGTCTTCATCTCTTGTGAGCTAGTCAAAGCTAGCCATACGAGTACCCACATACTATAACCTCTATTTTAACATATTTTCTATGTCGTCTAATATATATCCTATTCCTTCAGCTAATCCAAATAATATAGCACCCGCAAAAAGAAGCATTAAGAAAAGAAAAGGGGCAAAAACAAATGCCCACCAATATGCTCTTATAAAACTTATTCCTTTTTCTTTTCTTAATTCAGCTTTATGTTCAAACCAATGAGCTATCCATCGAGCCCATTTCTTTAAGGTTGCAGTTAACCAATCACTTAATACCCATCTTAATATTCTCATAACTATGAGTATAGGGCTAGTAATAACATCCCAAATGATTAAAATAATATCTACAAATAAATCAACGCAATGGTCTATTGTAATCCATTTTTTAAATTTATTCCACATATTATGGCGCCTGATTAAAAATCCAAACAAACCCTACCATTATCGCGACTGAAGTAACAAATAAGCCAATTCCAACAAGCCATTCCATTATTGCTTGTTTACGTTCGATTGCTGCGTATTCTCTTTCTTTTTGTTCTTTACGCATTTGGGTTTCAATGTGAACAATTTCTTTCCATGCAGATGGACCATAGTATAAAGAAATATAGCTGCGGAGTTCTTCACGCATCTCATCTACTTTTTTCTTTTGCATCCATGATTCAACAGCATTTGCCTGATGACCACCTCCTAGCTTTTTCCACCAAGGAGGTTTTTTATCTTGCTCTGCTGCAAAATTAATATCAGAAATTGCTTTTGACCATTGGCCAAGTTGACCTGACATATCTTGTATATCTTTACCAAGAGCAACCGCTTGCTTAATTCCATTAAAGGCAGCAGTCGCTACACCTACGGCGCTTATAGGGTCTATCATTAAACACCTCGTTATATCGTTTCATTTATCTTAAATTACAGATAATAACAAAGTATTCAAGTAATTACCACCTTTTATCTATTTATACTTCACCGTCCTTCGAAGCACCCCAAACAGTACATTTTGCTTCAACAAATTCATGGCCATACAATTGATTATTTTCTATCATAAAATTCATTTGTCTAGCTAGAGCTTCGTAACATTGTACTTCTGTACTATATTTAAATTTCGAATTAAATAGCACATTGCAAGTTTCAAAACTTGGTTCTATATCTGGTATACAAAGTAAGATTGCTGCTGTCCATAACATGACTGTCTCCTAAAATAAAAAAGGGAGCTAACCGTGGCCCCCTGCGCGTTCATTACGGAACGACCCGATACTAATATTTATATTAGAATGAGAATGCAACCCCTACAGTGGTGTTACCAAACTCTAAATCTGCATCAGTGCTAACTTCCCCATAAGCACGGAGTCCATCAAAAAGCTGATAACCAACTTCAAAATCTAATCCTTCAAAGATGTCGTCGCCACTATTTAGCTCTAAAACATCAAAAGTACTAGATACTTTAAAATCAGTTCCCCATGCTTTCCAACCAGCGTGTGGTTCAAATTCCATTGACCATTCTTCGACGCCGGTTTCATAGTTTGTATCTACTGTAGCTCCAATAGACAACGTTTGTCCTAGTACACCGATGTCAGCTGCTTCTGCTTCTTCTGCTGCGCAAGCAGCTAACGTAATTGCCGATACTGCGGCTAATGCTGCAATTTTCATTTTTCTTCCTTTACTATTTCTGTGCGAATTCACCACTTTTCTGTTGCTAGGTAAGTGGCCAACCCCCTGTGTTATGCTGCTAGAGCGTAACCAGATGGTGCAAAGTTATCGTTTGCATTTGATTTTCGTAGACTCAAATACCAGTCGATCCTATTTCAGCCCCATCAAAAACACTTCTAATAAACTTCCAAATAGTACAATTACCAATCCGTACTGTACAAGTCTCAATGACAAATATGTAACTATATCACTCATTTCATTCTCCAAGTGTTTATGGTGGAGCTGCGCGGTACCGCCCCGCGGTCCTGAATACCCTCTAACATCTACTTGTTTATTTAACCACATATCCCAAGGATTGTAAATGGCTAAAAATTATTTTTTTATACTGTGATATAATTATCACTTTGCCAGTACTATCATCATAGGCAACGTATTTTGAACTATTCTTGTACTTCCGTATCGTGTATGTAGAGTTGGATGAGGGCATAATGTAATACCTTCAAAAGATCCTTTCTTGCATCAGCGGCAGTACCTTTTTTACCGTAGCGCTGAGCATATTTTAATACATTACCCATACAAAATCCAGTACCATGTCCACCATCTATAATAAATTCTGTAGCTTGAAATTTATCTTTAGCATAATGAGCATCATAAGTTGAGTCAATGTATTTTTTAAATTCTTCAATAAGAGCACCTTCATTAAACTTGTAATCGGTGCTTTCACTAACAAATGTAAGAGTAGGTCCCCAATCTTTATAGTCTTCAAAATCTGACGTATCAATTGTTATTGTTTGTCCTAGACCTACGCTTGAGTCTCCGTTTTCCATAACCAAGTTCCTTCATTATTTTCATTCTTTGCTCATGTGAATAATTAATCCACTGAGATATTTGCTCAATGGTTCTGTCACACCCATGACATTTCTTTGTTTCTTTATCAATTCGACAAACACCGATACAGGGTGTAACATATAAGTACTCCATATAAATTATTTATAGAAAATATGTGTACCAATTTTCTTAATTTCTGATAGCGATGCAACCCAATATGGTTTTACATATGTTGCATGATAGTGAGTTGCTCCAGCAGTCGGATCTTCTCTTCCCCATGCATAATCTTCTAATACCATTTTTACAACACGACCAGCACGTTCCCATGCTTCTATTTCTTTAGGACGATCTGATTTACCATCATGCGTCCAGCTAAATTGTTTTCTTTGCCATACAACATCACATACGTCATTGGGAAATTTTTCAGACTTCCATCTATTTAGAGTGACCCATGCTACAGAAGCTTGACCTAACATGCTTTCATTGCGTGCTTCAAAATAAACATTCTGCTGTATGCAATATCTGTCATCATCAGAAAATGATTTAACAAATTTTTCTACATCAGCTGCGCGAGCGGATGCTAGTGTTGCAATTGAAATAACGATAGCACAATTAACAGCACCAGAAAGTAAGCTTGATAGTTTCATTTTACTGCCTCATTTTTTATAGTATATTCTACCACAGAAAATAACGATTGTAAACCTTTTTGTTTCTTTAGAAATCAACTACTTACGTTTTTTATCAAGTTTTTTTATACCTGTTGTCCAATTATCAGCGGCATCATTTACATAATGAATTGATTTACCTTTAAAATCTTCTGTAAAAAAAATTTTTCCGCCTGAATTAAAGTATTTAATATAAGCATATTCTTCTTTATAATCAAAATGAACTTCACAATAATCATCATTAAGTTGTGAATACCATGTTGATAATTTTTTACCCATCTAAGATCTCCATTATACTAGGATAAATTGCAGATATTGCTTTTGCTATTTCTTTTGCCAATTCGATATGTTCCATTTGTGTCCCATTTGCCGTGCGCAAATCAATGTAATGTATCCAAGAACGAATGGTGCCATTAACATAAAGACGAGAGACTGTGTTTCCTTCCGGCAAAACAGCCCTGGCTTGTTCCTTGGCAATCCCGTTTTCAATTGCCCATTCGTATGCTGCTTTTGCTTGATTGATAACACTCTGTTGGTATCCTTCCCATTGCATTTGTAATTCTTTATCATTAATACTTATACTATTTTGACGATTTTTAGTGTCTTGTAATCGTGCTTCTCTTAAAATAAAATTGTCATTAAGATCGCGGATGTCAGCATACCGCTGAGAAAACTCTTGAAAGGAAAAGGAGCGGTGTCGAAGGAATTGTCGGGCAATGTCTCTTGTGGTTTCGACTTCGAGGCAGGCGCTTGCCATTTCGAATGGTGACCAGTGCTTGTGCTTGATGAGATATTTAAGTAGCTTTGTTGTTGTTTTGGTGTTAGCTTGGTTTTGTGGATTGGAGACACGGGCGCAATAGGCGACGAGGTCTTGGATGTTATCAAGCCCCGCGTAACCAAGTTCTCCTGCGTGGATACGACCTGAGGGTTGGCTATAGGATATGAGACGTGCATGCATTTAGTTCTCCTAGTTTAATTTAAAATCAGCAAATTTATTTCCAACATCTGTTTTATCAAATGTAGGCGTATCATCTATTAAAGTTTGTTCTTTATCATCCACATCATATAATTTCATTTTAGATCGATCTACACCAATCACAAAACGTTTTTTATATGTTGGATCATTATATCTATTCTTTAATTGTTTAACTGCAAGTTGACCCATACCTTCTAGTTCTTCTGTTGAGATGAGTGCGAACATGAGGTCTGCGGTTGCGGGTAATCCAAAAGATTCGGACGTATCTTCAAGCCCAACATCTGTGTTAGAATAACCAGAACGAGTCGTTTGCGTTGCAGAGACGATCGGAACGTCGAACTCGACCGCAAGGCCACGTATTTCTTCAGCGATTGCTTTAATGTAGTTGTATGAATTAATTGCACCGCCCATTCCTTTCATTCTACTTGATGCACAAATATTTAAATAATCAATGTATATAATATCAGGTTCAAATGATCGTTTTAACTTAAGCTCATTGAGCAAGGCACGGAAGTGTGCTGCATTGGCCTGACCTGTTGGATACTCTTTTATAATTAGTTTACCACTTGTCTTTTTAGATAATGTTGTCACTCTATCGGCATACATTGACTTACTTAAATTTGGAATTTGATCAATTGGTATATCGAGAAGATTAGCATCAATACGTTCAGCAATTCTTTCTTCAGCCATTTCCATAGTAAGATATAGCACGTTTTTATTATCTGCTAAATTCGCAGCAGCACAATGACACATAAACAAAGACTTACCAACACCAGTGCCTGCAAGACAAATATTAAGTGTTTTATTTGGTAAACCACCTTTAGTGATTTTATTAAAGAAGTCAAGGTCAAATGGAAGTCTTTCTTCATCGCGGTGGTAAAACTCATATCGTTCATCAGAATTTTCTATATAATCATGTCCAATATTCGTATCAAAAGAAACACCTAATGCTTTGGTTAGAATATCTGGTAAAGCATTCTTAGATAAACTTTGGTGTTTGCCATCAATAATAGTTATTGATTCCATGATAGCGTTATATAGTGCACGATCTTGACACCATTTTTCTGCAGTATCATAAAGCCATTGTTGATCGCTTTCTTCTTTATCAAATAATTGCGGGATGATTTCTATAGCATGTCGATATTGCTCTTCAGTAAATGATTCGCTTTGTTCAATTTCAATTTTAAATGATTCTTCATTTGGAATCTTATTATATTTAGCAACAAACTTTGCGACTTCTTTAAATATTTTTTGATACGTACCTTCAAAATAGTCTGGCTTAATAAAAGGCAAGACTTTTCTCATAAACGTTTCATTAGTAATAATGTTTTTAATTATAGTTTGTTCAATGGAATTCATTTGTATCCTTCAAGTGATTCAGAAATAATTGATATTAATATGTCACCAGCATAACGTTGAAACTCTTCATTGTCTTCTGTTAAATCTTGATCTGGTGTTTCAACAATTTCTAAGTTAAATGTCATCCTAGTATCTGTTTCATCGAGTCCATCACCTTCCAGTGCGATTTTACCATAGGCAATTACAGTTTCAATATAATCTCCTGTTAAAAATCTCACATTCCAATGATTATCATCTGTAGATGATGGAATCAATTCATAATCAATATTTTCTTTATGGTTCATTCAATTACTTCCTCTACAATAGCATCCATTGATACTTGATCTTGGTATCCAATTGAATATTGTTTTTTTAGAAACTCTTTAAAATTAGTATTAGCAAAAATGCTATCCCAAAATTCTTTTTCTAAAGTTTGATCATGCCTAACCTTTTGGCCAATTTCACCTGTCTCCATATTAACCGCTGCATACCAGCCATTTGAAGGTTTAGTAACGTACCCACCAACAAGAGCCACGTCAAGCAACCCAGAATAATTGCGAACACCGCCGTCCCAGGAAACAGTAATAGGAATTTTAGACTTTTCTTTAACATACCTGCTCTTCTCCACATTAATAACAAAATGATAACCTTGAATCTCGGTACCTTTTTTGTCTTGTTGTCTGCCGAGAATCCAGATATTGTCAGCTGAATAATAAATGCCTGTTCCGCCACCAACAATATCTCTAGGAAATAATCCAATTTCTTTATATGTATGATTTACTGCAAGTAAAGGAATATTCTTCATAGCAAGATAAGGTGTTGCCATACGAAATAAACCTTTGAGAGCTTTAGCGCGAGACATATCTGCTACAGATTTTTCATTGAGAGTGTCTTCCATTTCTTTCTTTGAAGCAAGATTGCCAATGGAATCTATAACTACTACAACTTTATCATCTCTATCCAAATTTTCTAGTTGTGCAATTAAATCAAACTTTAATTCTTCTACGTTTGTAATAGGAGTGTGCAATACTCTATTTGTATCTACGCCAAATTGTTCAAAATAACTTTGAGGCGAACCAAATTCTGAATCATAAAAAAGCATAACAGAATCTGGATGTTTTTTCATATATGCTCCAGCAATTAAAAGAGCAAAGGATGTTTTAAAATGTTTTGAAGGGCCAGCTAAAACAGTAAGACCAGGTGCTAGCCCACCGTCAACTGATCCTGATAATGCAACATTCACCATTGGAACGTCTGTTGGAACCATATCTTTTTCAGTAAAAAATTTTGATTCTGCAAGAACTTCAGTATGATTTAACTTTGAGTTCTTTTTTAATTTATCCATAATAGACATAGGATACTCCTTACATAAATGCTTCTAATGTTGCCGGTTGTTTTTCAGACCAAAAGGTTTCTGATTTATTATCTTGAATTACGAAATCTGACTCAACAAGACAAGCATCACCGCTTAAAAATCTTTTTACATTTTCAGCCATGTCTTGTGCAGTAGTTACTGGAACGTTTTGACAAATCATATTAATGTTTTTTCGACCACCTACTAATTGAAAATCCTTAGGCATTTTCATAATTGACAAAGCTTCTCTAATATTTAAATATCTGTCTTGATCTGGATGAGTAAGTTCCATTGGAAAATGACCAACAAAAGCACCAATATAATTTTTACCAACTTCTGTAGTTTTTCTCATAATGTTACCACCAGCTTTTAGCTTTTCACCCATCCTACGACATTTACGTGCATGATTTTCATGGCCATTATCGTCCATCCATTTTGCTACATCTTCGTAATCAACACCTTTGTCTTCAATATAATGCAATGGATTGGTTGTTTTTTCAATTAAATTGAAAAATTCCATATGACTAATACCACCATGCATTTCTTGTAATACGTATTGATAAAAAGGTTCTTCAGATGGAGTCTTACTATTTGTTAAAGTTTCAAACATTGGATCTGCTTCATTGGTTGCAGCAGAACGAATAGTGTCTTCAATTTTTTCATATTGTCTTTTATAAAAATTAAATCTTGGAATTGAGTTACCTTTCCAGAAAAAATAGAAAGTTCTATCTCTAATTTGACTTAGTCCATGTAAAATAGATTTAGTTTTATAAATGCTAAAGGTATAACCATTTTTTCTTGCTAGTTGACGAAGTTGTGCTACAACCTTTTCACCCATTTTGCTTGCTAATCTTGGAGCATTTTCTCCCCAAAAAACTGTTGGCTGAATTGATTCCAAAACATATTCTGCTGACTTGACCATCCAGTCATTAGTGCTGCTATCAGCATTGCTGCTAGGAGAAAGGGAAGACAAGCCAGCGCAAGGGCAAACAGTGTTGACAACATCGACACTATGAGGCGCAAGACCACCCACGTCAAGCTTATAATAAGGAACGCTATTGTCGTAATAATTAAGAAGTTGGCTGTCATTTGCTTCAAAGTCCGTATATGATAATATATATTCAGGTTTTGTCCCAAATACATTTTGCATTGCTATTGTTTCTCCACCAATGAGTGGAACTATACTTGCATACTTAACCATAATTTACATTCTGAGCCTTTTCTCTTTCATCTTTATCATAACAATTACGATACTTATTATTCTCTTCGATAACTTTTTCTAAAACGGAAAAAGATTTCGCAAAGTTCGCAAACGCTGCTGTGTCTTTTGGGAAGCAAGCGCCACCAAAGCCACGCTTGCCATCAAACCCAGGCACAGTAATATGAGACCTACCAATTCTTGGATCTGTTCCAATTGCGTTACTGATAACACCATAATTTCCTCCAAAGTTTTCTATGACATCATAAAATTGATTCATCCATAAGACCTTTGATGCAAGGAAACAATTAATTCCATACTTTACAAAGCTTGCATCAGTGGACGTCATGTGATATACAGGACACGGCTTGCATAAGCTAAAGTCTTTATAGATTTGTTCTAATCTTTCTGTAGCTTCTGGATTTCCTCCAAAAATATGCATAGATGGATTTACAAAATCTTCACATGCATTTTTTTCAGTTAAAAATTCAGGATTGTAAACTACTCTAGCACCTCCACCGCGTCTTGAAAATTTTTCAATTATGTCAGGTGTCACAGTTGATTTAATAACAATGATTCCTGATCTACGTAGCAAAAGTTTTGTTACAGTATCAACTACAATAGAACAATCGATCGATCCATCTTTACCCATAGGTGTAGGAACACAAACAAACGTTATATCTTCACTTAATTCTACATCATCTAAAGTAGTATTATAGAGAGGATCGATGATAGTTTTAGTAATAGCTTTATTTGAAAAGCCATAATCCACAGCTTTGCCAACAAACCCGTGGCCAACAATTGTCATTCTCATTAATTAACTCCATAATAACTTTTGTACCATGTAATGAATTCTTTAACACCATCTGTTATAGAAGTTTTAGGATTATAACCTAACGCTTGTAATTTAGTAGTGTCAGACCACGTCTCAGGGACATCTGCAGGATGTTTAGGCGCTAATTCTCTTTCTGCTTTCCGATCAAGATTTTTTTCAATTTCATCTACAAAATCTAATAGATTAACCTGTTGGCCATAACCAATATTATAGATTTCATGCCATTCTTGATTGGTTTCATTCATAGCTTTATCTACTACTAATTCTATACCATCTACGATGTCTTGTACATAGGTAAAATCACGTTTCATATCACCATAATTATAAAGTGTGATTGGTTCACCTTTAACGATTCCATCTGTGAATTTAAATAGAGCCATGTCTGGTCGACCATATGGTCCATACACTGTAAAGAAGCGAAGGCCTGCAGAACGTGAAATTTTAGAATGAGAAAACTGACATTCATTTACTCGTTTAGACCAACCATATGGATTGTTTTGTAAATCTGGTCGATCATGTTCATTCCAAGGTAAAGGCTGTCCATGCATAACGCAGGAGCTTGATGCATATACAACTGGTATGTTTAGTTCTTCACATACTTCTATAATACGTTGTGTTCCAGTTATGTTAGTATCAATATATGGTTGCGGTTCTTCAAGAGCGTGTCTTGGATTTGCATATGCAGCTAAGTGTAATACAATATCTACATCTTTCATAAATGACGTATTGTCATTAATTACTTTAAAGTCTTCAATGTCCCCTCGCATAATAGGAACATTATATTCTTCTTGTAAAATGTTAGCACGATCTTCTTTTAATTGTGGATCGTAATAATCATTAAAATTGTCTAAGCCACATACTTCCCAATTATTTTTTGCGAAGTGCCTGGCTGCGTGAAAGCCGATCATGCCGGCAATACCTGTTACTAAAATTTTCATACGAAAAATTCCTCTAGTCCTTGTGGTTGGTTTTCAGTTGTGTTAATAGCAAGATCAATAATTTCATTTACAACATCCTCACCATTGGAGTGTTGTTTCCAAAATTCAAATGCCATTTCTCTCCAATCATCTCTCATAGACGGATCGTTTTTGAGTTTTGTCATCATTTCTTGACACTCTTTAAAATTAGTATAGTCAACACCAAGAGTGCCAGAATTTTTGCATTGACTAATAGGATCACCCTGTACAGGGTGTATTACGTTATCACAGAAATGTTTATGGAATAATGGTACAGTGCCAGATGCAATACATTCAGCATGACAATTTTCAATATTGTTACCATATGTTTCTGCTTTTAAATGATAAAGATCTGAACCAAATGCTGAACGTGCCATTCTCATCATTGCCTCATTATTTATGTATTGAGGATATAGATAAGCACCTTTATTGGTTTCTTCTTTACCATACAAGTCAGGTGTAAACTTGACTTCATTAAATTTCTTTTCTGGTCTAAAATAATTTTCAACCATGCGGCGATCAACAGGATTATCTTCTTTATTATCACGATATAAAACAAGAGGATATTGTATAGAAGCTTCTAAACCTTCAAGGACAGTTATAAATCCTTGCTCCATCAAAGCATCTTGATGGAAATCAATCATTAAACTAGGACCTTTCCACATTGCAGTACGACCAATCCAACGAACCATATTATGCTGTTGTTCTTCAATTGGTCGCCAATACTTTTGACGGTGATCCTCATAATCAAAACCCAAACCCATTTTAGTTAATGGAGTTTGGATTCTATTTTTCTTCATAAATTTTGAGAAATCATTTTCAAGACTGTGAGTCATAATGACATCAACATTTTCGCAAACTTCTTTTAGATTAGCATTACGTGCTATTGAAGCAGCTTTATGGTCTACATTAATAAACGCTTTACGTATTTTTAGTCTCTGTAAAAATGGTACAAAATTATCTTGACAATCTTGTGGATGAGACTTAGAAGGTACTGAATAAATGATTGCTAAATCATACATTGAATTAATAACATCTGCAGTTAATTCCCACTGCGTACCCATTACAAATTCTTTTTGATCAATTTCTAATCCTTTAGCTCGTCCCCATTTTTTATCAATTGCAGAATAGATATCTGCTCCTGTTACTTTTTGCATTTGAATAGCACATTGTGTTACACCGCAGCCTTCAGTACCACGACCAAGGATAATAGCAATTCTAGTCATTTATGATTCCTTAAATTTACAAGTGTGTGATATACGTATTTATGATTATTAAATATAATTCTAACATATTTTTACACAAATGTAAACTATTTTTTTTATTTTGGTGAAGAACAATGCATGTGACATTCTTTACATGCATTTTCAGGATGTTCATATAATTCTTTGTGAAAGTTATACCACTGTTCTGATTCTATAATATCAAGAATGTCATCATTTCGATCAACTCTTAATTCATCATCCCATAAATTTTTAGTATTATTTTTATAGTTGTGATACTTATCTAAATAACAACAAGGAAGAAGATGCCCTGAAGCAGTAAAGGCTAAACCATTTCCTGCACCAGGAAATCCATCATTGGGTTTATAATCGCCTTCCATTGTTACGCTCCAACATTGAGGATAAAGTTTCATACTCTTTTTTTCTCACCAAATAGTTTTTTAGAAATTAAATTTATATTTGTAGGAGGAGCAACTGGACTGTCAGGATTAAACCTACCTGAAGTAAGTAATATTAATTCTACATCTATTTCATCTGCCATTTCTTTTGCTTTCATAATATCATGTTCATTATATGCAAATGGAATGTATTGCCAAATGACTCTCCACCTTTCCCATTCAGGTTCTCTTCTTTGCCTTGATGCTACATATTTCATTGCCTCAAAAGCTGAATGAAAATCTTGGCCAACTCTATGAATAGCTGCTTTTTCATCTATGCCATCTATACCAAAGTGCCATTCTATTCTAGTTGGAAGTTGCCAAGCTACATCTACAAGTTCATCCCAATACTCTTGTTTTTTTCCAGATCCATTTGTATGAATTTCGATTTTTTCTAAATATGTTACATCATCTATTGATGACAATAATGAAATAAAATCTTTGTGATAGATAGGATCAGAAATCTGACCACAAAATGAAATGCCACTTCTTACGAAGTTAGTTAACTTTCTCAATTCTTTTGATTTTAAATCACCATAAGATTTCCTATAATCAGAAATCATAGGTTGTCCTTGAACTTCAGATTGGCGTGAACAAAACTGACATTGAAGTAAACACCTATGAGTAGTGTCTACATTTATTACTGTCCATCTGTATCCCTCTATAATTTTGGAATACATTTCAGCAAATGAATTCATACTCTACGCCTGCTTCATCAAATAATTGTTTAGTCATATTCCATGACTCGACCCACTGTTCTTTTATTTTTTGTCTTGGCATAACAACTCTTTTTATTCCTACCTGAATAACACCAAGAGCACAATGGTTGCAAACAGGCAAGCCATGAACAAATAAGGTAGCTCCATCTAATGATACTCCGTTGTATGTTGCGTTATAAATTACATTCTGTTCAGCATGTACTATGTACTTGTATTTAGTTTCTCTCACTGCATATCTATCAAGAGAATCTGTTATTCCTCTAGGAAAACCATTATATCCTTGAGATAAAACTTGACCTTTAGATCCTACAGCAATAGCACCGATTTGAGAAGATGGATCTTTAGACCACTTAGATACTTCTTCTGCTAATTTTAAATATCGTATATCCCATTTCATACTTCTTGCTCTTCACCAAAAGATTTTTTTAATATTTCTTTTATTACTTTTTCTTGCAAACAGTTTACTGCTAATATTGGCATGTCTTTTCCATATTCTTCTTTTAATTTTCCAAGATACGCGATTTGATCTAATGGATCTCTAATACTAACCATACATTCTTCTCTAGTTTCAAACCTAGGCTTTTCAAAAATATAAACATCGCCTTGCAATGTTCCAAATATTACTACTATTAACCAGTTCATTTTACATACCACTTCATCCAGATAGGTCCTATTCTAATAGAATAATACCTGGTAGTTTCATTATTACATCTAACTTCTTTAGGTGTAATTTTAAACTTCCAAGTACTAATATGCCATATCCAAGTAATGTAAAATTTTATTAACATCTACCATTTAACGATATAATAATTTTCATTTAGTTGTTTAATAATAGGATTATAAGGATACAACAATTTTTGTAATTCTTCTTTAGTGTATTTATGGTATTCTTCAGCAATGCCATCATCATACCATTCTGCATAAAATATAAAAAAAGCATGCTGAGCATTAAAATTTCTATAGTGCTCCAACAACTTAGGAAGACCTATGTAATTAGGTACACCAAATAAACTAACAAGAACATCACAGCTATCATCTATATTTTCATTACAATCAGCTAAAACAAAGTTATAATCTTTAAACTTTTCTTTAGCATTATTTAACATGCCTTGAGATAAATCATATCCTGTAAAATTTTCTGGTCCAGGCCATTGTAAGATAGGAATGTCTTGTCCGGATCCAACACCTAATGAAATAATTTTTCCCTCTTCTATATTCTCCATCCAAAACTCATGAGCATCTTTCTCATCTTGCATATAGATGTTGTTTTCCCATCCGCCATCAACATATTTTTCTTCATAATATGTCTTAGCAGCATGATTATATTTTTCAACTAAGTCTACCATCCTATATCTCCATACATATTTACTGCAATTTTAGCACACTCATCAAGAGATAGACCTTTTTCATTATCTAATTGATCATATGCATATTCTAATTCTCTACACCCCATACAATAACCACAAGGTTCAGTGGCGTGAGTGTTACATGAAATAGTTGTGTCATAAATATAGTCAAATCCATTCCGTCTTCCTAAATCAATTACATGATATTTTTCAATATGTTCAAACGGATTCTTCCAAAATTTATCATTAGTTAGCCATGGGCGTTTTGCCATTCCCTTTTGGTCTACATTCCAACGAGGAAACCATTGAGGATGTGGAGGCAAAATATTTCCACAATAAAGTTCTTCAATATCTTCATCATTTCTTACATCTTGAAACGCAAGCATAAGTCTAGCAAAATGATTTTTCATTTCCCAATTATGATACTTTTCTCCGATGATTTCTAATTCTAAATCAACGTCAAATTTTTCAAGGATTTCTTCAATTAAAGGTTTCTTAGGATCCCATGAAGTCTGTACATTAAAAATTCTAATTTCTGTATCAGGAAAATTGTCCCATAATAATTTAAAAAGTGTAGTGCTGTCAGCGCCTGATGACATTAACACACCAATCTTTTTAGCTGGATTTAGTTTTACAATTCTTTCATCCCATTCAGGACCACATCTAAATTCTTTCATTCCATATCCTTATTTAACTAAATGGAAGTGACGTTCATACACGTGTAAATTCATGACTTGCCACATTAACATACCTTTTTCAATAGGACCATGTTCACCATAAATTTCTGCTAATGAATTCCATTCTCTTACAAATTTATCCATTAAGTATTGTGCCCAAGCATAATCATTTTTATATCCATAAACAACATCATTAGAACGCATTTGAGATACCATTGAAAGTATGCCATCACGAATATAAAATGTTTGTGCATTAGTGCAAATAAAATCAGATTTACCGCCTTCATTATATTCACACCATATTGATGGACGGTTATAAATCATTTGTGCACGACGTGAATCTGGATTAGCTTGTAATTCATCAAAGGCATGTTGGAATTGATAATGATATTTTTCAGAAAAAAGTAAGTGACCATAATTAGAATTTATTTCACCATGTTTATTTGCTGCGTATTGCCATGCTTGAGGAGGTGCATCTGAATCAACACCATTTATATCATAAATGTTTGTTGAACCTGATTCATACCAAGCTATTTCTTTGTTAATATATTCTTGACTAGGTGTACCAAAAATAGCAGGTTCAGTGCATAAAAAATTAGCACCAATTAACTCAATAGTTTTTTGACCTGTTTTATCTATAGTAAAGGCTTCATCATTTAGTTCATCAATAAAAAATTGACGTATGTCACTAACCGTTTGGAGAATCATTTTTTTCTAGCTCTCTTTCAAATACTCTTTTACGCAAATCTGATGACGAAAATCTGTGGTCTCGTTTATTAAAATATAAAGAAATATTTCTACGTCTACATTCATCTTTGCCAGTAAAATCTTTATCTTTATATTCATCACCAAGTATACGTACATCAATTGGATACATGTTTATTATATCAAGTAAATCGGATTCTGTACAATAAACAATGATTTCATCTACATATTTTACTGCAGAAAGTTGTTTGTATCTTTCTACTACACTTTGAATAGGTGAGTTTTTTTCTTCACGATCCCAAGACGGATCTACTTGCAATCCACAAATAAGCCAATCGCATTGTTCTTTTGCTTCTCTTAGCATTGCGATATGACCAGCATGAAGCAAGTCAAACGTACTACATGTAAATCCTACTTTCATATTAACAACCTATTTTATCTACACTAAATGGATCACTATCATCATCAATATGATAACCAACAGTTTCACGCTCAATATCATTATGATTAAATTCTGCCCAGTATAGCTCATATGCTACGCCTTCTTTAAGACACTCAAATTGATGATAAAGACCAGGTTTAACTTTGTGATAATCACCTTCATGAAGAATAGTAATATCAACTAAATCATAATCACGTTGCCATGTACGAATAAGCATCTTACCAGATTCGACATAAAAACCATTCCATTTATAACGATGTAAGTGTTTAGAACACACGCCGCCTTCTTCCATTTCAATACG